AACTCCGCACGCCTGTGCCATGTTCAGCGCGTTCGTTGAAAACGGTGTCCTGTATATCCCTGTTATGGTCCATATCCTCCAGAGCAGGCGCCTGAACCTCGGGAGTTTCAAGAGCTCCTGCATGTCGGCGACGTCGCGTAGATGCGCGTTCTCCTCGTCCCTGAGGATCCTTGCCTGCTTCGCCGGGTCCGTTGATATGAACTCGCTTCTCATGGTTGGTTCCTCAATAAAAAACGCCCTACCAATGCCGACGTTTCGGCATCGATAGGGCTTCTATTTGTGTAGAGTGTCCCTAAAAACTAATCTTTAATTATCAACTCTTTGTCAAAATTGTTGCTATAATACATCGAGAAAACTTCTTCCTTGGTTAATTTAGGAAAATATATATCAGTTATTATTTTGCACCGAAAATATGGGCACTTCATCATCCATGCTATACCGGAATATCCTACAGTATTAGAATCCCATTTCCCGCAATTCCAACACTTCATCCCTACATCTTGTTCCGAGATCGTATAAGTTTTATGAATTGGATAAAAAATTTCGCCTTTCTTCATAAATCTTGCTATTGGCAATCTTACTGTTGACATCTAACCCTCCTTTTTATTAGGTTGTGGTTTAATGCTCTCCTCTTTGTTTATATTCGATATCCCGCCCTGAAAAAAGTTTATCTTAACAGAGCCGGTAAATTTTTTATCTATTAAATCTTTTATCAAATTAAATAACCATTCCATTACGGTTGTGCCCCTGTTATCCCCGCGAGTGCCACATCAAGAGCCGGCTTGCCGCCTATCGCAATCCCTCCAAGGTCTTTAGCTGCGCCAGCCCCCTTTGCTGCCCCCTCCATCATCTGCGACATAGCATCTGCCTTCGCCTGTTTCGCCATTTGATCCGCGCGCGCTTTACGCTTTGCTGCCACTATCGTCGCGTCATTCATGGTCTTGCTCGGGACGCCTATGCTATCGGAGTATATACGAGCGGTCTCGTCGAGGTTGTAGTTGTCCATGACCGAGGGATCCGCTTGAGCCAGGTTTATCCCGAATGTTACGTTCTGCTCTATGGCCGTTATACCTATCATCCTCTGCGCCTGGGCGAAGACGGAGACGTAGGATATCTTCATGGGCACCCGGCCGAGGAGCTCCTCTACCTCCGAGTCGAGCTCCTGGAACTGCCCGTTGCGGTCCATCATGTTGTGCAGGCGGTAGATGAGCGGGTTGTTCTCCTCGTTATTGAGCTTGGCTATTATGGGCGAGAGCATGTTGAGCTTCTCGGACTGCCTCTCGGCTATCTCTGTCGCCGTCACGCCCGAGCGGTCTATCTCAATCATCATCCTAAAGAGGTCGTTGAAGAACGCGTCATCGATGGCCTTCTTGACCTCGAGTATGTCCTCGCGCATCTCGCCTATCCTGATGTCTATCTGGTATGCCGGCTTGAGCCCCCCGTTCGGCAGCAGGGCCGAGAAGGTTGTCACGCCGCCGGGCAAAGTATTAACAGAGCCCTGCACGGATGCGTCCTTCTGCATGGGCGGATTTATGGTTTTGTCGAGCGCTATCAGCTTCTGCGTCTGCATGGTCTGGAGCATCTTGTCATCACCGAGGACGTCCCAACCCGGTCCGTAACCCATTATGTCTGTCGAGCTCGTCGTCGACCACCTCGGTGCTAGTATCGGGAACTCCTCGAAGCCCCTGACACCGAGAAAGGTGCCGTCCGCGGAGCCGTCTTCCCAGTAGATCGAACGATATGGCATATTCCTGAAATCTTTGTAACTGACGACGCGTGTATCGTTCTCCTCGATCAAGTGGTTAACCTTGACCCATGTATCGGTATCGTTCTTATACGTCGACTGGACAGTGGGAGAGCAGTTATTCAAGCCGAACTCCTTAACAAGCACGCTCGCCTGCGCCCAGTATTTCCTTCCGAAGCCGTTGACGCGACCGTCAGGACCCACACTCAAAAAATATTCCCCGGCCGTAAAGTTGCGGAACCTTATAGTGTTCTTGTAGTCATCGCCCATAAAGAGCGCCGAGGTACCGAAGGTCGCTATCTCCTCGTAGCCCACATGTAAGCATTCGTACGCATTACTATCTGCCAAGCATGCATGCATACGCATCGCGCGGTCGTCCAAAGCTTCTCTGACCGGCTTGTATTTCTCGAGGTCCTTGTCGGCGAGCCCGAGCTTGAACCATGGCCGGGAAGGCGACGTGCTTCCTGATATCATGCCGCTGGCCAGGTCGCGTATGCGCCTGCGCGCATGGTTGTCTATCACGGTCATAGCATCTATCTTCTTGCCGCTGTTCGGCGTGGGCATGTTGAACGCGCCCCGCGTCGGGTTCAGGTATGTCGACAGGCTTGACAGGTTTGGTACCCATTTGACAAGTTCGTTGTACATGCCCAGGAAGCGCTTCTCGATGGGCTTGCGGTCCAGCGTTTGTCCGTTTAATGTAGCCATGTCTTAACCGCCCAGGGTCTTTTTACCCGTTGCCGCTTGCGTTAATAGATCTGCTCCCGCGCCCGTTACTCCGCCTGCTCCGGCCTTGACCGTGCTCATGAGCCCATACTTCATGGACTCAGTCTTCTTGCGCTTCTTCTCCGCGGTTAGCGCCGACGTCTCAGAGGGAACCGGAGACGGCTCCGGCGCTGCGGCAGGAACTGGCGTTATCGATACATCCTGTTCTTCCTCTTTCTTGTTCATGCGTCCTCCTTAAGATTGTGGCCCGATCGTATAAACAGATATTGTCATGCGCGTCTCTCTGCCAGTATATGAACTTGACCCAGGGATAACTATGCGCTCCTTTATTGATAAAGTCCTTAAGTATGGAGTTGAACTTTCCGCGTGTCCTGTAATCCTCATGCACCCATACGTTATTGATCCAGACGTACTCGCCCCTCTGATCATCCACGCCTGCTTTATCCACCATGCGGATCTCAGCGAACGCGATGATGCGGCCCTCCGTGTCCTTCTTAGCGAGAACCATGCAGCACCGCCATCGGGTCGTACTTGCCGGTATTGCTGAACTCGAGGCCCGCGTCCCCTGCCGGTATGCCAGCCCGGACCAGGTCCGCGCGCAGCACGTCGTTTCTGTTCATCGGGTATGCGAACGCCGGGATATACGCCATCGCATCTATCAGGTCGTCGTGCAGACCCTTTGGGAACATGAGCAGCTCCGATTCCATCTCGGTCAGCCACGGCGCGTGCTCCGGGAGCCACACCGTGTGCGCCTTGAAGCGCGGCTGCAGGGCCTTGATACGCAGCTCCTTCTGCTTTTCTGCGACCAGTTCGAATACCGGGAAGAACTGATTGCGCAGGGGCATCTCTTTCATGACGAAATGGACGAGAGCGCGCTGGTATGCCACCTTTTCGATTCCCACCATGCTCGGCCTCCAACGTTTGACGAGCGAGAAAAGGTGGTCGATGGTCTGTGATGGGTCGAAGCGCCCGTAGACGCAGTCGAATATAAACCAGTGCCCTTCCGGGTTTACACCGACGACCGGAATCGCCGTGTAGTCGGCAGCGCGCTTCTCGCTTATAGCCAGGTCCACGGCTATGAATATGGCGCACTTGCTCGCTATGTCGTTGATGAGTGTGGGCGAGTAGTAGCGGAAGTCCTCACGCAGGAACGTCCTGGTCTCGTCCGATATCGCCTCGCACATTTTTTCCCTGAACCAGATATCGAGCTTGCCGAGCTTGCGGTAGTCTTCCTTGCTTTTCTCGATGGCCTCGATGGTGTACTTGGACGGCCATGCACTCTGTCCGTCTATGATCGCCGGGACCTTGGATATCGTGAAGTTGAGCTCCTTGGCATTAGCGAAGACGCGCTCGATGATGCACTTCTCGCCGAGGTTATTGCCGATTAAGAATATGCGTGTGTTCTGGCCAAGGAACATGACGTCGGATAGGAACCAGTTCCAGTCGCTATCGGTGACGGTATCAGATTGCGCATCCTCTGTATCCTGGGGGTCATCGATGATAACGATACGAGGGCGCCGGTCCTTGTTAGCCAGTCCGCGGATGGAGGCGCCCTTGCCGTATGCCTCAATGCGCACGTTATGCGTTTCGCCGAAGACATCGCGAACGTCCACGCAGAAGACGTCTCCCGATTCCTCGTGTATCTTTACTTTATTGGCCGAGAGGATAGGGTTCTCCTTGTACTCGCGTTCGATCTCCTTGAGCTTGGAGCCGGCCAGGGTTGCGTTGTTTTTTATCAGGACGATGTAGTCGCGCTCCTTGCACGGAAATGTCAGGCAGTAGAGCAGGAAGGCCCGGAGGTCTATCTGTGTCTTGCCCGATTCGCGGAAGCCTTCGGTCGCCTGGTTGCCGCGGCCGTCTAAGAGTCCGTTCGACCATTCGTAGTGATACTCCGGGGGCAGGACTTCGTACTCATCTGTTGAGAGTAGGAGATATCGAAAGGCTACGAGGTTCATCATCGCCTTTTGTTTGACGGCTATTAGGTCCTGTGGAGATATTGTTGCCTTGGCCACTATTCTATGATCCTTCCCTGGTCGTTTACCTTCTGTGCCTTAGTGATGGCACCATTCCATACCTGCGTATAAATATTGATGGTCGGAGCGTCCACGTCCTTCCATCCAGCCTTGTTCTTTAAAAAGAAGCACTGCGCTGCGACGTTGCCGCCTAGGGCCGACTTAAGGTTTGCGTCTATAACGAGTTCCACACGTTTTGTGCTGCAACGGATATGCAGAGCCTGGCGATAGCGTTCGATGCGCGGCCAGCGTTTCGCCCACACCCAGAGCGTCTTTTGTGTCACTCCGGCTTCCTGGCACGCTTGATATTCCTGCTTTCCGGATTGCATACTCTCGCGGATCCTGCGTAAAACCTGGCTTTTTACGTATAAACTCATTACGGTGTTTACCTCTCCGTGTCCGTGTCTATCGTTAAGATAATGTCGCTTTTCTGTTCCCTGTGGATAACTTGTGCATAACTACGACTCTATTCTACTCTACTCACTCTACTCACCTCTACTCGGAGTGAGTGGTACAGTAGTACTACGTTAGTACTCCCGTAGTGCGTTGTAATCCTTTTGTTTATCCACTCTTATAAACCCCCTGTGGACAACCTGTGTATATCTTCTCATTTTCTTGTTGTTCCTCTTCTAGTGACTGTTGTCCGTTCAAGGTTTTTGTGCTCATTTCTGATACCTTCTCCGGTGGCTTATTTTCCCTGTCATATTCAAGAATCCGTCCATTCCGCTGAAGATCTCGGTGGTATAGCGCCTGGGACGGATAAGGCGCTGCCCCAATTCGAATACGATTTCCTTTATCCCCTGCCTATAATTGGTATCCCGCTCGTAAAACCATTCCTCCCCAAAAGTTAAATCGGTCACGCACATTTGCTTTTCCCCGCTAAGTATTCCTCAACCGTCTTATCCTTCTTGCCGCAATTACAACTCTTGTGAGCAATGTCAAGATTGTCTTTGCCGTTTATATCTACGCCGGGGAATTCCTCTTTCCTTGAGATAGGGATTTTATGCTCTAATTCGTCAAGGCCAAATTCAATGGGTTTAAGGCAAAGATAACAGGTCAAGGTGCCGTATTTTTTGATATTGTCCTCGTAGACCTGTTGGATTACTTTTATGCTGATAAATCTTCTACCTTTCGAATATGAGAGCACCCTTAACCTATATTCGGGATCATTGCGGTATCTTAATCTATTGACTTCGTTCCAATGGTTTTTGTCGTTTGAAATACCACCCTTCCACTGAGGATGTTTATCGCCGGCGGTTTTGCCTTTTCTTGAGATGCTTATTTTTAATTTGGTCTCTTCGGTATGCTTATGGCCTGAATTGGGGTGAGGTTCGTTCTCCCGCATTTGGATGCCTTTATTCCAGGGGATATTGCCGCGCCTGAATTCGGTTTTGGGATGAGTGCCTTTTAACGCAATAGAATTGGCCATACCGATCCTTCGGCGTTGTTCCTCACTCTGAACTTTGCCTAAATTTATCGTATGGCCTTTTTGAAATCCCTTAACGCCTTTTGGCATGATGCCCCCGAAATAAAAAATCACTGCTGCCTTATGGTGGCATAATTACACTATCTCCTTTCGCTTGTCAAGAAATTCTTGCCCATTTTTTATGCGTGGCGTCCCGGATAGAGTTTTTTATTGAGCTTCCACCAGCGCTTGCAGAGGTATGCGTGGTGCTTTATCCTGCAGGCCAGCGCACCGCATGTTCGTCGGATAATCGGTCTGGTGTGGCAATAAGGGCAGGTGTTCATCCCCGGATCTCCTTTCGCTGTTCCCCTACGGGCGGCCAGGTACCGCACCCGGCCGCGTTTCCGTAAGGTTTAATTAGCACTCGGTTGATGTGGAGCGCACGGTTGTCTCTCCGCGTCCCTTTGATACGTGCCGTCTTTAACGGCTAATACATACGCCTCACCTCCCTACATTTTTATTTTGATTTCTCGTTTCGGAATAAATTCTTCCACGAAAAACACCCGCGACGGGTACTCTCCTGTAACCGAGTTAAAATACCGACACTCGATTAACGTTGGGTGCTTGGGATTCCAGTCCAAGACCACCATAAAATTCTGGGAGACTTTATGTATCAGAACCTCGCCGCGTCTAAATAATCCGTCCATTTTCCTCATCCCTTCCTTCTTAATCGGTCTATCTCCGCCGCGCAGAGCGCGCCGGCGATGGCGAGCTGGCGGATCCTACGGTGCTTGTCGCGCTTGTTCCACTTCGGGTCCCACGTCTCGGGGAATATTACCCCGCCCTTCGGGTGCGCGTAGAACGCCGCGGCCTGCGCGAGTTCACCTTCAACGTGCTTATCGTCATGCGCCGCATCGAAGCCCCTGACTGCCAATTGTTCCTCGCGCTCGCGCGCGATCATCTCAACGCCTGTTGCTAACGTCATGCCCATGTGTGCCTCCTTTTTATTTGACTTTCAGTGTCCCATAGTAAATCGCTTTTTTATCGGCGACCACATACAGGATTTCGTGCTGGACGAAGACGCTTTCTATGTTTCCCTTGACGTGAATCTCTTTTTTGTAGTCCTTCCACATCAGCCTCGGATACCAGTCTTCGATGCTGGGTTCTTTGATGTGGTTTAATATCGCCGCGCCCATAAGGCCGCTGATTACGCCGATGATGAGTACTTCCACTATCGTAAATCCTACGAGTTCGGTTTTTTTCATCGCCTGCCTCCTTTATTTCGGGTTCCTAACCTTTTGACAATTTATGCAAACCTCGACATGAATTTTCATTCATCCTCCTTGTTGATCCCAATCTCTCCAGTCTATTGATGCTGTATAACAGGTTTCCAAACCACCGTACCATATCTCAATGGTCAATGAGCAGATGGTGCTTATACTATTTCTGCAATATCATTGACTAATTTAATAAACTCTTTAATAGTCAATTCTTTGGTAATAATCTTACTTTCAAGCAGTTTAGCGACTATCTTAAATCCTTGTTCAA